CACTTCTGTCAGTATGTATGGTAAACGCTCAGTTGTTGACACAATTGGTGGCACACAACCGGGGGTGCTCAAGCATTCTTTCGATAGCCAATTCTACATTAATGTGAAGCGGCCAAGCGAGTACAAGAAGCTTGGAACTGTAAATCCTGTTACAGGCCAACTGCGCGATGTACCTAAAAACACCTTTGCGGTGCATATCGGGAAAGGCGCAATCCCTGCAGTAAACCAGCCGGCTGAGACCGTCCCTATTAAGATAGAATTCCGCATTCCTGCTGGAACTGTCTCCTATAGTGAGAACGATGTTAAAGCTGAGGTTAGTTTATTGATTGGGTGGCTGACTGCAAATAAGGATAACCTAGTGCAGTGGTTTAAGGATGGGAATACGTAATCTAATAGAGGTTCTCACCTCATTTAAATGTAAATTATGTAGATCCAAACTTAACCTTAACAGGAGACAGAAATGTGTACCGATACAGTCACATGCAGTTCTGATGAAGACATGCTCTTTTTTGTTTCAATTGCTAGAGACGAGCTTTCAAAGAAACTTGAAGCTCACACTAATTATAACTATAATAGTTATGCTAACAATCTCGTCGATCCTAGAGTTGCAGCCTTACAGCGGCAGCTTGAACGGCTTGATAAGAGAGTTAATCTTAGTGTTGAGGATGCTCGCTTAGAACAAAATGCCTATGAAAACTTCATCGCGGTAAACGAACAGGCTTCACAGCCTATCGATTTTACTCGAGAAGAATTCGGCTATATTTTGAGTGATGCAAGAGAATTTATTGAACGTGCACTACTGCATGTAAGAAAAGATTCTGTTATTCCTCTATGTCTCGATTACGAATATCTTATCCGCTTGTGGAAGTTTGGTCCCGGCGCTATGCGTGGGACTGACTCTACTCACATTGTGGATAAGCTGAACGACAGGTTTGTCACTGTCACTCGTAATTGTCGACACCATGCTACATTTGTTTTAAATTCTACAACCCTTGGACTTATGCATTATGCAAATAGTTCAAGCGGGAAGGGTTTAAAGGTAGTCGACGGCAGTAAAATGATCTTTGTTCCGAAGGACCGCACAAAGTTCCGTGCGATTTGTTCTGAACCTGGGATAAATATGTGTATGCAGCTTGCTGCAGCCACGTATATTGAACAGGCTTTGGCTGGTCTTGGTAACAAGATCTCAGACCAGAGTTTCAGAAACAAATATGCTGCCTTTTTAGGTAGCCTAGGGCCGCTCCACAATCGTGCTGAGCTAACCCCGCATGAACTAAGTACTATTGATCTTAAGAATGCGTCTGATCTAATCCGCCCCTCTCTCATAAAAGAGTTGTGGCCGGAAGATTGGTATTGCCTTCTTATGCAACTAAGGTGCGAACGCACCCGAATTGATTTATCAGATGGTACGAGTCGGTCAGTAGATCTTCACATGCTTTCAACTATGGGGAATGGATTTACCTTCCCTGTTATGACTTTGACACTCCTTGCTTTATGCTATGGAGTGTTCAGAGAAACTGAAGGTAGAAGGAATCCGAAGACTAAATGGAGGCGCTTTATGCGCATGCCAAATAGTTATATGGTCTTTGGTGATGATATTATCGTCCCAACTGAATCATATCCTAGGATGTGTGAAGTTTTACAAATGTGTGGTTTAGTCGTGAATGAGGCTAAATCATACGCTTCGGGTGGTTTTCGTGAATCTTGTGGATTGGATTCGTACCTTGGTGTAGATATTACGCCTTTTTACGTTGAAAGTCTATCTTGTGAAGCGGAGGTGTACATCGCGATAAATAAGATTAATCGATGGTGCGAAAAGCATGACGTTCGTCTGCCTATAACATTACGGTTCCTAACTAGTCGCTTAACCCTCAAACCACTTCTAGTTCCAGAGTGGGAGGAGGACTACGCTGGGATTAAAACCCCAGATTGTCCAAGACGGTACAAAAAACTTGAGATAGTTCCATGGGTAAAAGAAATTCCTACCCATATGGTCCATATCAAGCTCCTAAGTAACGGATGCCTCACTTCTGGAAATGGTAACAAAGCACGATACTCCCCTCGAAACAAGGAGATACAATATCGTGTTGTCGAAGGCAGATTGACACCTGGCTTTCGACATGGAGGATTGCCCCGGGAGGGGAATCCGCACTTAACTTCTTGCATTCAACTCAACTCAATCTCAACCTACTCAATCTGTCCAGTCTCACGACTTGGCAGAAAAGAAGAAAGAAAAGAAAGAGAATGATAGCAGAAATGCTAATCTAGAGCTTGATCCTGGCGTGGAAACGCAGGATCAAAAGAAGAAAAGTTTTGCTGCACCCTGATAATACAAAAGCTTTGCACCATCAGGG